TCTGTATAGTACTCCCTACGAATGAAGAAGTCGCACTAAGTATTTCCAAGCTCTTCTTGTCGGCAATTAAAGCCAACTCAACAAGATTTTTTGTTGAGTTGGTCGCAGTTTTGAGGCTGTTGGTGACAAAATCCAGCCTCTTCGCAGCAAAGGTCTCTTCAGCTTTCGCGGCGATGGTGGCGAACTCCTTAACCCGTGCATCGTCCAGACCTCCCTGTTTATTGAAAAATCCTCCGAATGCGCCCGGACTCTCAGCAGCCTTGTCGGCAACGTCGCGTCGGGCTTTTGCGTCGTCTGTTATTTTGTCTATCTTTGTGTAGTCGGACAAGGCGGCTTGGACGCCTTTGTACCCAATCGCCGCTCCCCCTTTCGTTGATTGTACTAATGTATAAGCAAGTGACCGCTTCTGGTCAGTCGATAAATTTCGCGAGGCCTTAGAAAGCGACTTTAAAGTAGTTTTGAACGCGCCTAGTTGCACATTGGGATCAGAACTTAACAATCCTTGAATATCAACATCGACATCTTGTCCAGTTTGTTGCGAGACCATCATCCCAATTTGTGATAAACGTGCAGATGCTTGCTGTCTGTCACCAATTGTCATCATGCCACCCAACAAGCCTTTCACCTTTTCGGCAGAAATACCCAAAGAATGAGCAAATTTGTCTGTCCTTAAGGCTAGTCTTCCAACCGCGTCATCAGTTGAACCAAAGGCAATATTTGTATTAATAAGCTCAGATGATAATTTTAATAATTGTTCTGGCGGCCTGTGCATAGCATCTGATAAGCCAATCATTTTTTCTGCAAAGCTAGAAGCTCCTTTAGCGCCCATGCCCGTTTGAAAGGCAAAAGTTTTTAACATGCCGGCCATGTCTGATGTTTTCACTATATTGGCATATTTACTTGTCGCGGCTGACATGGTGTCCATAGAATCTCTTGTTTCAAACGCCGTGTTTTTAAAAGTTTTTCCTATTTCAAAAGCAGCCTGCTTGGTGTCTTCAAGCTTAATGCCAAGTCCCTTTTCACCTGAAAGTTCTTTAAAAAGCTCTAAAGATCTTTGGACCTCTGCGTTGAACCCTGCGCCCAAAACCTTTGAAGCTTCAACGCTCGCCTTTTGGGTTTCTACAAGAGCACCAACCACTGCCGACACGTTGCTTTTAAGGCCAGCGGTCAGGAGGGTCATTCCCTTTTGGAATGTTTTTAGTTCTGCATACTGGCCGGCAAGGGCTGGGAGCTGGGCCGCAATTGCAGCAGCCAATTCGGCGTTGGTTTGTTTGGCCATTTATTATTCCTCTTCCGGGGGCGTCATCGCTTTCTCGTTTATTTCAGCGAAAGTGTCAAAAAGCCAGTTTCTTTTGCCTATCGGCATGTTGTATATATCTCTATACGTCCAACCAGCTTTCCAAATAAATATCATCATATTTTCATATACACCCTTTACATAATTAGAATTCAGGGAAAAAAAAGCTCGCCTGAATGGGCAAACCTCCTTTATTTTCATGTCCGCAAGCGTTGCATGTAGACTGAAAATTGGTATCTATTCTTGGAATAGAGCCTTCATATGCCTTCTTTAGTACTCTAGAGTCTCTAATGGGCATTTTTTTAATAAAACTGGCAATCACCTCACCATCTGTATTGCCATCTATACTTTGTATAATACGTTGATAAAATTCATTAACGAAACTTGTATTAATTCCGTTTTTCTTCATTCTTTCAATTGTCTTTTCAATCGATTGGGCTTCAAACGGCAAGAGATTCCGAAATTCTAGAGTCGCTTGTGATTTAGGTAACTCCACAATTGATGTACCGTGGCCCGTAGTTTCCAATTCACTTTCAATTTCATTTTTTAACATACTTGATAAATCAATATCATGGTCATATTCTTCAGTACATTTTTGGCAATTAATGATAATAGGATAATCCTCACCGTATGCTTCAACTCTTGAAGCTATCAATATTGCCATTTGATCTGTATCGTGTAATATACTGTGTTTGATATTTTTATTAACAATAATGCTTTCTAAAAATTTATCCAACACGACTTCTTTCTCTATATAAGAAGTGTTTGTTAAAATATCCTCTTCTTTGGTGGTTAACATTTTTATTTCAATTGTTTCTTGACCAAAAAGTGGGTGATCTTTAGAATAATGTGCGCCCCTTGTTGGCAAAGTAACATAATGAGTCATTCCATTAAGCTCGTGCGCTCCGGATGAGTCATCCATATTAAACTGTTTCATTCATGCCTCTTTAATAAGTTTTTTGTCTGCCCCGATCATCGGTGTACGTTAATGTAGCCCAGTCATAACTTAGGCCGATTGTCGTTCCCACCAAGGCCGGCGAACCATAGGAAAGTTTAGAGAAAGAAATGCTTTTAATAAAAGCACCGTGAAGTCTCCATTGCTCATATATGTCACCTTCGGGATTTATAACCTCTATTATAACATCTCCTAATGATGCCATTAAGGCAGATTTGCTCATATCTTTTAAATTATTTGAATCAACCTGCATCGGATTATCATGGCCAATCGCCTTATATTTATTTAAAACAATACCAGCAACAGAGTCAACAACGCTATTTTCAAATACTTCTCTAATTGTAAAATTAACATCGTTCCAAGCGACAGTGCCTGCAGGGTATTTAAATTTCCAGTTTAAAAGTTGAAAATCTTTTGTGGCGCCAAACTGTGGATTGGGACGATCAACGTCTGAAACCAAGGCAAAGGGAATTCCATTAATTCTTAATAAAAATCTAAATGAACTTTGAAGAGAAGTTCTTACCGCATTAAAGTATGCGTCACCAACACCAGCAGCCTGTTCCTGTTTAGCAATTTGCTGACGTATACGACTACGTTTATTTATTGTTTCAGAAGCGCCCATCTATATAATTATGCGACAGTTGAGTTTTGGTTCTGTTCAAAGATCGCCAAATCTGCATAATCATATTTAAAGGTTATAGAAATAGTGTTGATGGCGGCCTGCGCATAGTCTAGTTTAGAATAGGTCAGGGCGCTAATATAGGGATTACGAAGGGTCCAGCGCTCAACAACATTACCATCCGAGTCTAAAACCTTAATCGCAATATCACCCAAGTTTCCGTCAACAAAGCCCTTTTTGGAAAGAGTGTTTCTCCAACCCTCATTATCAGCAGTCCACGTTGAAGGCAGATTATAGCCAGCCTTGACAATAGAATCCAACATAAGACCGGAAACATCAGGATCAATTGGTTCTACTAAAGTAACACTAACGTCTTGCCACTGAACCTTGCCGGGGTATTTAAATTGATGGCCTAAAAAGTCATGGGTTACGTCACCGGTAAAGCTTGGACTCGGACGACTAGCATCTTTGACGACCCATGCTGGGATGTCTCCAAGTGTTAAAATAAACTTAAAAGCTCTTTTAGGCTCTATGTTTACTGATGCCCACGGTGGGATTGGTGTTGCTTTATTGACGGCCATTTATAATTCTCCTAATCTTCTATAAATAGTTTTAATCCTCAAAAGATGCGCCTGTATTACTAATGATAAAGTCAACCGCAACAAATTCAATTGCTCTGGTTGGTTTCAGGTAAACCTTGGCATACAAGACATTGCGATCAATTAGGTCTGGCGTAGTCGTTGTTTCGTCTAGCACCAGCTTATAATCATCCAAACCAAACCTCGCCTTGACATCTGCTAAGAAAGGCTCTGCCTGACCGATAAACCTAGCCCACGTAGCGCGAACATTTGGCTCAAATAAGATATTAGAAGCAATATTCGAAATACCCTTCTTGATAAAGATTAATAACCTTCGAACATTAATTCTATCAAGAGCACTGCGGGTTACCTGTAGGGTCTTTTGCCCAAAGATTACGATTCCTTCATTCGGGAAGCTGGCAATCGGATTAATGTTGGCGTCGTACAGATCATCGCGATTTTTTGACGTAAGTTTCTGTGTAACGTTAATCACGGGCAAGCCAGCGACTCCACTAGATAAACCACCACGATTAAAGCCTGCGGGGGCGAACCATGGAGCGCGAACACGGTCAGTATAAGACATGGCGCCGAGGGCTGCAACAGACGATGGCATGTATACCAAATTACCAGCGATGGTATCTCTAATCTGAACAAACGGATAGAAGGCACATCCATAGCTTGAATTAAGACTGCGATTCTTTAAATTAGTAATCGTGGTGTCTAAATCTGGATAAGTTTTAGACGTGCCTTCGTGTGCCGGTGCAAAATCACCCTTAAGGTCAATTACGGCTAAGGCATCTGCCCTTGTTTCGCAAGTCTCAATCAGGTGCGTCGTTAGTTGTTCATTTGTAATACCGGGCACTGAAACTAAATTATATTGCACGAACTCAGTGTCTCTAACAATATCAATTGCCTCTTTGATTGAATTATATGCATAATTTGTTGTTTGTGTTTTACCGTCCAACAAAGTATTTCTAAACGGGTCGCTCTCGGTAATGTCTAAGCCATCGGAACCACCAGCTAAAGGCATCGTAAATTTATTAAGGCCGGCGTCAAGAACAGTTTTATATGTATTTCCACTTGTCTTGGACGACAAAGCTATTCCCGATGCCCTAGAGCCGGAAGCCCAATAATAAACTGCATTTCCGGAACCCGAAACAACCTCGTCCAAAGAAAATATAAACTGGTATTCAGTTACGGGACTAGTCGATGTATATTGTGCACTAACACCATCTGATTTGTTTCTATTCAAGTCATGATAATCTTTATTAAATTTATTATTTGAACTTGACTTGCCTGTCCAAACGCCCCAGTAGGCATCAGTTGGGTCAGATATGCCATCTTGCGATGCTGAGATCCTTAACTCATGTTTGGGAAACATCAATTTAAATTCTGGACTGACGCCGGCGGCGCCTAGACCAGAGCCGGTAATTATTAACTGTGCTGCAGAATCAGCGATAGTGCTAGAATCTAAAATCTGACGAGCACCGAGGGCAAAGGCTCCGTTGGTAAAGGTTGTTTCTGCCGAATTGTTTGTTGGGGTGATTAAAATATCTTTATACTTTAATGGCCCATAAACACCAAACGGAAGCAATTCCTCATTTACGGGGTTGTCAGAATACATTTCAACTCTAATATATTTTGAATTATTTGCATAATCCCCTCTGGTTTCAAGCCTTCTTTTAGTTGAGTCAAACTGAGCATAGTGATCACCAATTTTTCTAGCTACAAAGTCTAATGAATTTTGATCTAAATTACAATTACTAAATCTCTCTAAAACAAGAGGCACCTGATCTGTGTCACTAGATCGCCTAACTAAAACGTCAAAAGTGCCATATTTGTTAAATTTATCTTTTGAGTATTTAATGTTCGTAATGGAAATTTTAAGATTGTTTTGTACCCATTCTCCATGATCCAAGCCATGAAATCGAAACAACTTTACCATGTTACCATAAAGATATGAAGCCTTAGAGGCCTCGCCTCCAACGTCTTGAGCAAACACCCAGCCGGTTGCTGGATTATATCTGGTTGAGCCATCTTCAAAGGGTAGTTGTCTAGCGCCGTGAGCAATTGGGCTAACGCCTGAACCAGATACTAGTGGCAAAATAACGCCCAAATAGGTGGCGTCGAGAGCGCCTGCACCGTCAGTGAAAGCAGTTTCGCCATCGGCCGTAATTCCGGTTATCAAAGTTATTGCTGTATTGCCGGCAGACCCAGCAGTAGTTTGAGTTAGCGTAAACTCTTCTTCGGTGCCGGCGAATGTAGTGGGGCTAATCGACATGTTCAGGACGCCTTGGTCGATGGCCCTCTTGCAAGAAATCCATGCGGCTTGCGTAGCCTTCCTGACCTCACTGCCGGCAGCAATATCTTTGGTGTTAATGGTGAAAGGCGACTCTGTTTCAGTAACCGTGTCGGCAAAATTCTTGGTAGCGTTCGTGGTAAATGTTATAATTGATCCATCAGTATTTACCAATTTTAAAGACGTGCCGGCCGTACCGTTTAAGCTTGCCGCTCCTTTTTTTGTTACAGTTGCGGCGACCACCGCGACATCGCCCGATCCAGAAACATCACCCCGCGCCTCTAATTGTGCAAACTGATTAGTAAAAGTTTCGCCCAACCAATATCTTTCTCTCTGTGTCGAAGTGGACGTAGTGGTGTTTATCAAAGCTGGGTTGGTATTAAAGACATCACGAATATATTTAGTACTAGTTTCACTTAATGAAAAGCCAACTGTTTTATTTGTATAACTATTTGCGGATGAACCAGTAATTATAGCAGTAAAGCCACCATTCGCGTCTGATCCGATAAAACGACACAAGCCCTTTCCGGGGGTCGTTGAGGCAATTGTGGTGCCCCCCGGGTCTGTTCCGACCAAACTAATAGCCCCATTTTCAACATACCAAACAGCAGCAAGCGAACCGGTGCCGTAGCGAGGAGATGTTCCAGCCGCACCGCTTAAACTGTTCGGAATAACAAAAAGTCCGTAAGCACTACCAGTTGCCGCGTCTCCTTTATTAAACTTAGCCTCAGAGACTATATTGTATGAATCTGTTACGGTGCCACCTAGTTTCCACCCTGCGGCGCCGTCATCGGAAGCGTCTAAATGTTTAGACCCTAAAAGCCTAACGTAAGTAAGCGTCGATGAATTCTTTAGCCATGCTTGCGAAGCATAAGGCCCATATGTCGGAGTTGTTTCGTTGCCGTTCCTCCAAACGTCTTTGCTGTTTCCACCGGGGGCTGGCTCGCCGGATAGCTGAACAAACTCTGGAAACGAAT